TCTGCCGTTGCCGCCGCAGTTGCCGACAACTACGAGCGATGCCACGAGAACGCCGCAGAACTGACCGGGCTGCAAGAATGGGTGCGGGCGCAGCAGGCAGCGGGGCAGTGATGGAAAACTGTCTGACCAAGAAGGAATATGTCCCGATCAAGCCCCGCGCCCTGCTGCCCGCGTGCGCCCCAGCGCCGATCCGAGTACCGGTAGCTGTAGCCTGCTCGGAAATGGCGCCGGACTCAGCTTGGATGATGGAGCCCGCCAAGAATGCGTTCTTGACGAAGCGTTCATTGAAGACGCCGCCGACGACGCCACAAAAGTCGCAGCCTGGATCGAGTGGTGCCAGCGGAACGAGTGCCCGGTAGAAAACAGCTCAACGGATTAGTGATTAGCAGTATTATCGCAGCGAACGTTTGAAAGCCTTTATCCATGCGGTGTTTGGCGGGTTCGAATCCCGCCCTCTCCGCCAGTAACTATCAATAAAATCAAATAGTTACTTGTCTGTAGATCGAAATCCCTGTGAAAAATATCGCTCTAAATCGCTGCTTATCGCAGCTTTTTCGCAGCCTGTTTTGCTGACGTAGGGGCGAACATCTCGACGGCTTTATTTCCTGCATCTGGTACTGCATCCGGAATCCAGCGGCCGTAATTTCTGAAAATCATCGTTGTGTCGCTGTGGCCCATTTGTCCGGCTAACCAGATTGGCGACTCGCCTGCTGTCAGCATCATCGATGCGTAAGTGTGTCTGGTTTGGTAGGGGCGACGATAACGGACTTTTGCCAGTTTAACGGCATGTATCCATGCGCCTTGGCGAATTGGTTGATCGCCTTCCCATCGATTGTCAGTGCGTGGGTTTAGGAATACTGCATCGCCTTTCATGAAGCTGTATTTTTTCTGGTCTGTTAAGGCTTCGATGGCCGGCGGTAGTAATTTAACGTCGCGTGTTCCTCGTCGGGTTTTTGTTGTCTCGGCCTCGTCGCTGGCTTGAGTTAGCGCGCGTGTGACGCGAATAAATCCGCGTTTCCAGTCGATGTCCCCCCATTCAAGGGCAACCAACTCTGACGTCCGCAATCCTGTCCAGAATGCAAATTGGAAGAAATTTCGGTGTTGCGGGTCTGTACAGGCGTCAAGAATGGCGGCCTGTTCTTCTGCGTCAAATGGATCCACATCGTCTTCTGGTTTGGGGGCTTCTTTTCGTTCAAACTTCCATCCGTACATCGGGTTGGCGTCGATCAGTTCGTCGTCAAGCGCATCCTGCAGCGAAATTCTGAGAACGCTTTGGACATTGGCTAGGCGTTTGTTGCTTGCGGTTTGTTCTTTTGCCCATTCACGGACGTCAGATCGTTTGAAGTCCGGCAGATCGATGCTGCCGAAGGCGGGAATCAGTGTATTAAAGACGATTTTTCGATAATCGTCCCAGGTGCTCGATTTTACGTGCGCTTTTTGGTCGCCAAGCCATTTTTCGAGCCACGTTTCAAGTGGATAGCCTGCGCCTTTTTGTTCGGAAAACTTGAACTTGTTGGGAGAGTTTGGAAAGGTTATCGAGTAGTCGAATGAACCGCGCTCGATGGCGTGCAGTATTGCCGCACGGTGCTGCTCGGCGCGTTTTAGATTAGCGGGAGTGGGCTGCAGCTTGAGACGTTCGCGGCAGTGGATGCCTTTGTACGTGAAACTGATCTGGACCGAGGACTCCGAGACGGCGACGACGCCAGTCCGTTTCCGTTCATTACCCATTCTTCGTAACCCTCAACATCGATTAGAACATGCCCATCAGGTGCGCGCTTCCACACGCGGCCTTCAATCCAGACGCCGTCGTGGATTTTATCCCTGATGGCCTGCGGAGAGTATCCGGACTCATCGGCAAATCTACCAACAGTTTTGAATCTGACGCTCATGTTTGCGGTGTTATTTTGCGTTAGAGCGCGTCCTGATTTCAGCGCCAACGTCTTCTAGCATTCCCGCAGCAAACGATGCTGCGTGGCCCGTCCTGCCGTGATACGTGTTCGTCGCTAGCACCTTGGCAGCCTTCTGGTTCGGTATTGGCTTGCCCAAGAATGTTGGCGGCGAAGGATTTACCTTTTCCCACTCAGCCTTGTATTCATCAAGCAAGGCGCACGCTTCGTCAAAATATCCGTTCGGGTTGAGAATTGCGCACTCAAGCATCAGCGCCAATCGCCCGCCGAATCTGTCATCAATCCCGCGAATCACGCTCATTTCGGCAAGTTCTGCGCGCAGCACGTCCGAGCCTTGCCGCAAACGCTCAATCTCTATCGCTGCGGCTTCCATCGTGTGCGCGAATTCCGAGTTGTGCCCGTATCCATTCGGTATCAGTTCGCGCAGTTTTTCGGTAATGCTCATTTCGTTTCTCCTTCTAAATTCGCACGGGCGTCGGAACGTCTGGCGTTGGCCTGTTCACGGATATTCTTATAGGCCTCGATTAGTGCCGTAGACTCCGGGTGGTTGTCCATCATCCAGGCGATCATCTGGTTTAGGTCTGGCGAAATCTCGGTCTCGATGATGATCCGGCTGCCCATCGGGGTTTTGGCGCTGTATTTGACGGCGTAGGTTTCCATGACTATGCGGCCTCCAGTAGTGAATCCATTTCGATGACGCATTGTTCTGTCAGTACGGCGCTCTTGATTGTGTCGACGGAATGCCTGATCAGCGCATCTTCGCAGCAGTGCAGTAGTGCCAGCGCGTCGTCAATTTCGGCGACCGTCAGCGGCACGCCGTTGGCCAGTTTTTTTTCGATGCGTTCAAGTTGACCGGACATGATTTCGGGGCAGAGTCTGGCCAGCAACGCGCGGAAACCGGCAATGCAATGGTCGATGCGGGCGTATTCGTCTTTGTGGTCAAGGCGAGTGACGGCATATCCCTTGATCGAATCGACCTCGCCGGTTTTGATTTGGGCGAAGCAGGCACGGATTGGCACGAGCCACGAGCGGATTTGGCGGCGGGTGACGCGTTTCATTTCTCGATTCTCCGGGATTCGATTATCTAATGCCGCCACCCCGCCGCGCTGGTTCTGCACATGCTTGTTGATCCATGCCGCCACGTCGCATTCAAGCCAACCGCTGACGCGCCCCATCTTGATCGGCTTCGGAAACTGGCCGTCCTTGATCTTGTCGTAGATGGCCGTCTTGCCGAGGCCTACCAGCGCCCGCACCTGCGGGAGCCTGATTATTTTTGCTGTCTGTTCCATGATGTGCCTCCGGGCTAAAAGGGGATGTCGTCTGATAAATCGTCAAAGTTGCCGCCGGGCGGCTTGCGCGCCGGGGCGCTGGCCGGCTGCCGGGCTGGCGGGGCGCTATCGCCGCAGCTGGGCTGCTGGCTGCCGCCTTCGCTGCGGCCTCCCAGCATCTGCATTTCGGTCGCCTCGATCTCGGTGGTGTAGCGATCCTGGCCGTCCTTGTCCTGCCACTTGCGGGTTCTGATGCGGCCTTCGATATAGACTGCCGACCCTTTGGCGAGATACTGGCCGGCGATCTCTGCTAGCTTCCGATAGAACACGACGCGGTGCCACTCGGTGATTTCCTTCTTCTCGCCGCTGGTCTTGTCCTTGTAGCTGTCCGTGGTGGCCATCCGGATGCTGCAAATGGCGTCGCCGCCCTGGGTGTAACGAGTTTCCGGGTCGGCCCCCAGATTGCCGACGAGGATCACCTTATTGACGCTGGCCATTACGCAGCACCTCCGAAAAGATCGCCCTGTGCAGGGCGGGTATTGATTGCCATCGCCGTGCGGCGTGGATGGTCGCCCATCATGCTGCCTCCTTCATCTGCCCTGATGGTCATTTCTGAGGACTCCTTAAAATTGATAAATGATTAAATGGGGAATCTGCGGACGGCGCGGGCACAGAGATATGCGCTCTTGTGGTAGGTGATCTGGTAGCCGTTGCCGAAGCCCTGACCCCAGGCGTAGCAATAACCCGAGGCGTGCTGCGTTGAACTCCAGTACCATTCAGCCTCGAAGGCTTGCTCGCCGCCTTCGATGAATGCCTCGGCTTGTGTCTGCAAAGGGAAGTCCGGCGTGTATGGACGGGTCGGCGTGATAGCAGACAGATTGATGCCGGAACGTGCGTAGCAGCTGTTCGTCTCGGTGGTCGGCTTCAGGTTGCGGTAGATGATCTCCAGCTCGTCTTGGCTTGGCAGATACCAGTTATCGAGTCCGCCGATGCGCAGATCAAGCGCCCACTTAGCGATCTGACTACCAGCCTCGGCCATCGCTTTCGTATTGGACAGGCCGTCGAAGTAGGACAGTGCGCCGGGAACATCCTTATAGTTGGCGATCCACTTCGTTTCGTCGTGTTCGCCTTCGGCCTTCGGAGCAACGATCAGAGCGAATGGTTGGTCGCCGATGAAGATTCGGCCGGCGTAAAAACCGCCGTCCATGCCGGTGCCGAGGATTGCGGTGATTTCTTGGATTGATGACTTCATGATGTTTCCTTCCTGAGTGGTTTAGTGGTTGTTAAGCAGCAGCTTTGAGTGATGCGGTTGTTCCGTTCTCGATCCAGAAACCGGCGACCGACTCCGGCAGCTGCGCCGGCAGTCCCTTCAAGGTGCCGAAGATCAGCGCCGTGTCGATCTCACCATCCTCTGCCATGCCGTCGAGCCAGTACAGCAGGTCCTCGCGGCCCTTGAGGTCCAGAACGTCGAAGCGGTCCAGCACCAGCAGCTTGACGCCGGCGAGGAAGGACACGCCCTCGGCGATCATGGCGTCAGTCCGCCACTTCTCGGACTCGGAGATCAGGGCGTAGTCGCGCAGCCCGTAGGTGATCCGCATGTCGGAGTGGATGACGACCTGCTCCCACTCGGCGAAGCCGGCGGACACGCGCAGCCGGTCGTTGATCGGCCCCAGCGCCTCGGCGAGCATTTCGCCAGGGATTCCATCGGGGGCCAGCGCGTCGGCAATGGCCGTCCAGTCCATTACGTCGGCGTGCAGCTTGGCGGCCTGTTCGATGACGGCCTGCCGGCGCTTGTATTGGTCGGCG